TGAGTTAGGTATGTTTGTATTTTGTACGTTAATCGGATTGTTTCCGATTATAGGTCTTAGATTTGGATTATCAATTAATTGTATTGGTTCCATTGACCACATCCTCAACTCTTGGATACTTTACGACGACATCAGCACATATTTTGTAGTATGGACTGTCTGGATGGAACATAACACCACTCTTATACGCTTCACCACACTTTAGTAATCTTACTAATTCAAAATCCAATCGCGCTTTATCTGCTTCTGCTTGTTGTCTTGAGATTTCAACTTTTGCTCTTGACTTACATAATTCTTGTAGTGAATTATCTAGAGGTAAGTTAAATCCAAAAGACAATCCAGCATTACCAGTATAAGATTGATAATTTTCTGGATCTTTACTTCCGTTTGTATTTCCTACTAAAAATGGAGAAATACTTAATGTCGGTCCCTGGCAACTAACACCCGCACCATAGGTATTAAGTGCAAACGGTCCTTGTAATACTTGGACCGCTTGATTTGTAACGTTTCCAGTAGCACTAGCAGAAGGCCCAGCGATATTAGTATTACTAGGAGCTGTTTGAGCCAGCACTGGCGATACATAAAGACCTATTGTGTAAAGACAGATACTGAGTTTGTTGTAGATTCTGTTTCTGTGGTTCGATCTATCCATGTTTCTTTTGCCAATCCAGGACCGAGATAGGTTTCGCTGAACTGGAATGGAGCACCAGGAGTCATAATAGAATAACCAGCATCTCTTGAAGGAGTGCCAGGAATGTTGATGTTCGTTCCAGTTACAGTATATGATTCGCCAGTAGTGTATTCAACTTGACGAATGGTTTCTACAATTCTTGTTGCAGATTCTGTTGTAGCCGTAATTGTTCCTCTAGTAAAATTAGGAACTACTGTGTTTGCCAGGGCAGGTGAAGAAAACCCTAGCAGCACAATTGCCGCTAGGATCTTTTTCATTTGAATACGCTTAACTCAATGGATCTTTGAGCTGTAGCAGTGGTTCCTGCACCACCAGCAGTAACAGTAGGAACGCCAGTAGGTGATAGTGTGCCAGCAAGAGATCCTTTGTCTCCTGCTAACTGAGTAACACTATCTCCATAAAGATTTGGAGTTCCAATTACACCATTAGTAACTGTTTGATCTGTTACAACAGAATCTGCAGCATTGAAGCTTTCTGAGAAACTGAATGCTTGACCCGATGTGTTGATGTCGTAAGTTCCAGCGCCACCAACACCACCAAAAGATGTTGCTTGAACGTTTGTTCCTGAAGCAGAATATGATGCTCCAATCCTTGTGGATTGAACCGCTGCGCCCTGTACACCTAATTGAACGGAATCAGTGATTTTGGATGTAATTTCAGCAGCACTTACAGGAGTGATAAAGAATAACGAAAAGGCTAAAAGAAGTCTTTTCATTTTTCTTATTTTGTGATAAACACTGGAAGTATTTATAGAGTTATAATAAAATAAATATCTAAAAGTAACAGTTGCTTGTTTAATATCTTAAATGAATACTTATTCTAGAGCCTTAAGACATATTGATATGAAAGATGTTAAGCAAAAACATCGTCAGAAAATTTTAGAAAAAAAGTCTCAGCAAGAAAAAGAAAGCAAATTGAGGGAAGAATTGCTATATAAAAACAGTCCTTTATATTCTAATTGGAGAGATGAAATATCAGAGGGAATGACTTCTGATGGAATGTTTCAAACCACATTACCTGCCACTGGTGATTCGACACTTGTTTCGGGTCAAGATCTTAGTTATGGTCCAAATACATTAGAACCAGAATTGTATTATGGTGTTGGTGCCGGAGATGATTTTGATACTAGATATGTGGATACACTTGTGTTTACTGTTAGTGCTGGAAATGGTCCTTTAATTGTCTTTATGAATGGAACAAACGACACAAATATTTCTGGAGGAAGTGGAACTTATAGTATTCCTATACCAGCAAATCTTAGAAGAAGGTCTATGAATATAACTTGGTCTACTTCAATACCAGGTCAAACGACTGGATATGGAAATTGGAGAATTACTAATATCAGATTGCAAAGACGAGCACCTATGAATGTCTTTGTTTCTCTTGATAGTCCAGAAGCAACTTCATTTATTAGAACTGATCCCACTCTTTCCAATCTTAGTCCTGAAGAAAGAATGAAAAAACTTAAAGAGATGTTGGAAGCATCTGATGAATATGTTGAGAAGATGTTGGGATTAGATTTTCCTGGAACTGGTGTTGTTCCTCCAGGTGAAGCAGGAGACACTCCTGGTGTTGAGGTTGCTGCAATATACCAAAGACCTGATGGAAGCTCTTATTCTGTGCCAGGATCAGTTCCACCACCTCCTGATACAAGAAACTGGCCATCAATTAAAGATCGTATTCCAGAACCTATATGGCCCACACCAGGAGTATACCGTGGTGGTCAGGGTAGAGCATAAAGAAATCAACTAAGATAAAAATGAAACCAACATTTAAACAATTCCTAGCAAAAACTGGTTATTATGATGGAAAACCATCTCCATTAGGGTTTCCTATGGATGAACCACCAAAGATGGTTAATGGTATGCATCCCGATTTAGTTGATGGTAAGAAAGTTTCTGATAGATTTAATCGATTAGATCCTGAAAGTGCAAAGGCAACACCACTTACTGGCAATCCGCACATTGATAAAAAGATCAAAGCGGCAAGAAAACAACCAAAATAGGGGCTTGACAGGTCCAGCAAACCGTAGTATGATAAATAGGTAAACAAATGTTACGGACCTTAACGGACCTGTAACATTGTCGAACACCCGTTAACCGAGACCTATGGGTGTATAAATTACGTCTCTCATATCCACACTGGAGGGTGGTGTGGAGCATAACGATACCAGTTCGTCCCCCGAACTCTTATCTAACACTCTTAAACAAATGACTGCTACAATTTCACGTCAACAATCACAATCGAATATTTGGGATCAGTTTTGCAACTGGGTAACTTCAACCGATAACCGCCTTTATGTTGGGTGGTTTGGTGTTCTGATGATTCCTTGCCTACTTGCTGCAACTACTTGCTTCATCATCGCATTCATCGGTGCTCCCCCTGTGGACATTGATGGCATCCGCGAACCAGTTGCTGGTTCTCTGATGTACGGAAACAACATCATCTCTGGTGCTGTTATTCCTTCGTCCAACGCAATTGGACTGCACTTCTATCCCATCTGGGAAGCCGCTTCCCTAGATGAGTGGCTTTACAACGGTGGACCTTTCCAACTCGTTGTCTTCCACTTCCTGATCGGCATCTATGCTTATATGGGTCGTGAGTGGGAACTTTCCTACCGACTAGGTATGCGTCCTTGGATCTGTGTTGCTTACTCTGCACCTGTTGCTGCTGCAAGCGCAGTGTTCCTGGTCTATCCTTTCGGTCAAGGTTCTTTCTCTGATGCGATGCCTCTCGGTATCTCTGGTACTTTTAACTATATGCTTGTGTTCCAGGCAGAGCACAACATCCTGATGCACCCCTTCCATATGCTTGGAGTTGCTGGTGTCTTCGGTGGTTCTCTGTTCAGTGCTATGCACGGTTCTCTGGTTACTTCCTCACTGGTTCGTGAAACCACTGAGAACGAGTCACAGAACTATGGTTACAAGTTTGGTCAAGAAGAAGAGACTTATAACATTGTTGCTGCACACGGTTATTTCGGACGCCTTATTTTCCAATATGCTTCCTTTAATAACTCACGTTCGCTGCACTTCTTCCTCGCCGCTTGGCCTGTTGTAGGCATCTGGTTCACCGCTCTTGGTGTTTCTACGATGGCTTTTAATCTCAACGGTCTGAATTTTAACCAGAGCATTCTGGATAGTCAGGGTCGTGTGCTCAATACTTGGGCAGATGTCCTTAACCGTGCTGGTCTCGGGATGGAAGTTATGCATGAACGTAACGCCCACAATTTTCCGCTGGACCTGGCTGCTGCCGAAGCAACTCCTGTTGCTCTAACTGCACCTGCTATCGGTTGATATAAAATCAAATATATGATATAATAAAGGGGACCCGAAAGGGTCCTTTTTTATAAATAATAATGCACGAAAGATACACGAATGGCGAGACCTATACAAACAACGGGCACAAAAGTTTGCACCTCCTGTAAAATAGAAAAAAATATTAATGAGTTTTATTTGAGGGGAGGTAATTATTCTCCAAATAGTCGTAAGTCAAAATGTAAGAAATGTGATAAGAAAAGAGTTTCTGAAACTTATTGGAAGGACCCAAGTGTATATCAAAATAATCACCTAAAAAGAAACTACGGTATAACTCTCAACGAATACAATCAAATGCTTCTAGAACAGGAGCATCGTTGTAAAACTTGTGGAACTGCTGAACCAGGTGGAAAGCACGGAAGGTTTGTGGTAGACCACTCACATAATACTGGTGAAGTTAGAGGATTGTTGTGTAAAAGTTGTAATATTGCTCTTGGTGAGATAAAGGATAATAGACAAACTCTTCTCAATATGTTAGAGTACCTAGAAACATAAAACCAATGTCTCATAATAATCAGCATCATCCTATGGAACCCTGGATCATCTGGGCAGGTGTAGGTATGATGGTCTTTACGGTTCTTATATTTGTCTTATTCACTCTCGGTCAAATGTATTGGGGATGAGCACAAACACTCATTGACTTCTTTGTTAAGCAATGTTAAGATAAATATGAGAAATAACTAAGGAGGTTATGACTTCTTCAACACTTTCACAACCAATTTCGCAACGAGGATGGTTCGATGTCCTGGATGACTGGCTTAAACGAGATCGCTTTGTATTTGTGGGTTGGTCTGGATTATTACTTTTTCCCACTGCTTATCTTGCCCTTGGTGGCTGGCTTACTGGCACAACGTTTGTTACAAGCTGGTACACCCACGGGTTGGCGTCTAGTTACCTTGAGGGGGCTAATTTCCTTACGGCAGCTGTGTCAACGCCTGCAGATACTATGGGTCATTCTCTTCTTCTACTTTGGGGTCCTGAGGCTCAAGGGGATATCGTCAGGTGGTTCCAACTTGGGGGACTATGGACTTTTGTGGCGCTCCACGGGGCTTTCAGCCTGATTGGTTTTATGCTCCGTCAGTTTGAGATCGCTCGCCTTGTAGGTATCAGACCTTATAATGCAATCGCATTCTCTGGTCCCATTGCGGTGTTCGTCAGTGTGTTCCTGATGTATCCTCTGGGTCAGTCCAGTTGGTTCTTCGCACCTTCATTTGGTGTTGCTGCTATCTTCAGGTTCCTACTATTCTTGCAAGGTTTCCACAACTGGACCCTCAACCCCTTCCATATGATGGGAGTTGCTGGTATACTAGGAGGAGCACTTCTCTGTGCGATTCACGGGGCAACAGTAGAAAATACTCTATTTGAAGATGGCGATCAAGCAAACACTTTTAAAGCTTTTGAACCCACGCAAGAGGAAGAGACTTATTCAATGGTTACTGCGAACCGCTTCTGGTCGCAGATTTTTGGGATTGCTTTTTCCAATAAGCGTTGGTTACATTTTTTCATGCTTTTTGTACCCGTTATGGGTCTCTGGACTAGTTCTATTGGGATTATTGGTCTGGCTCTCAATCTTCGTGCCTACGATTTTGTGAGTCAGGAAATTAGAGCAGCAGAAGATCCTGAGTTCGAAACTTTCTATACAAAGAACATTCTTCTAAATGAAGGACTACGTGCTTGGATGGCTCCAGTTGATCAACCTCACGAGAACTTTGTGTTCCCAGAGGAAGTGTTGCCTAGGGGTAATGCTTTGTGATATACTTGGAGGGGAAACCCTCCTTTTTAATGATTAGTTCAGAAACACCTTATAAGTTGGCAGAGATTATTAGAGATACTTGGCCTCAATTTTATAGACCACCAAAACCACCAAAAAAGAAAAAGAATGTATGATTATTGGGTAGTGATTGAAAAAAGAACAGGTAGAGTAATAGCTCACTGTGGAGAAGAAAAGGATGCTATAATGTTATTTGGGTTTGATCCAGATAAAAGAAGTTATCGAAAACAAAAATTTATTATGGATCAAGTAATTACTGTAACATCCACAACAGATAAACAACTTCCTGGTCAACAAGGTTTGCCAGCAGCAAAAGAAGAACTACCTCCAATAGAACTTCAGCAACAAGTATGGCTTCCTGAGGGACAAGCAATTCCAGTTAATGCTAAATAACTTTCAGTTTTATTCCAATTATGAAATTTACGGTTTATTCAAAAGACGGTTGTCCATATTGCACGAAAGTGGAACAAGTGCTACAGTTAGCAGAGTTACAGCACGTTATCTACAAACTGAATACTGATTTTACTCGTGAAGAGTTTTATTCTGAATTTGGAGAGGGATCTACTTTTCCTCAAGTAATTGTTGACGATAAACATATCGGCGGGTGTACAGATACTGTCCTATTTCTCCAGGAGAATAACTTAGTTTAATGACAACTAATTTTCACGAGATCTATAATGATGTTGAAAAGGCAATTGATTATGCCTTTAATGGTCAATTTGTTTTGAAGTTTTATGATTATCTAAAAGTTCGTGGAACAAAAAAAGTAGAGGTTGAGCAGTTTATCGAAAGTGCCACAGCCAAAGAAGTTAACAGTCTTGTAATGGATCTTGATGATTATCTTGAGGGCGGTTCCGATGAAATGCATAAACAACTTCGTGAGGCTTATGGACACATTCCAAAACCTCAAGCAAGAAAAATAAGGAATTATTTGTATGGCATCTTAGAAGATGCGCGGAAGTATAACAATGACAAGAGGAAGGGGAGACGCAAAAAAGAAACTAAATAATTCAAATCCTCAAATAAACAGAGGATTTGAATTGATGTTACGTCAGCATAATAGGAGGGAGAAACCATCAGAACCAAGATTGTTCAAAGTCCGTTTTGGTAAGATGATATCTCTCTTCAGACGAGAGATTCACTTTAACTTTGAAATATCTCTGGATATTAAGAAAAAGTAACTCTCGGGAGAAAAAAAATGGAAACAACATTTATAGTAGCGTTCACTATAATGTTTACGTTGTTATTCTTTTTAGTTGGTGGTATAATAGGTTGGTTAGCTAACCGTCACCTACTAGAAACAAGACCAGCATATATTCATCCCGAATTTATGGATGAGGACGGAAACATTATTCCCGACGAAATTTTAGCAGTGAGATTTGAAAATGACTACGAATACGACGACGAAGAAGAAGAAGACGACGAGTAGAACAAAATCTACGTCTTCACAACCAAAAGAAACTCCAGTAGCACTTCCTCAGAATGCTTTTATTCATGAGATTTTAGAGGCAGTTTCAAAGCAGAGAACAAACGCTGCGAAAGTAAAAATTTTAAAAGAGCAACGTCATGATTCTCTGGTTGCAATTTTTATTATAAATTTTGATCAAAGTGTAATTTCTCTCCTTCCACCTGGACCAGTTCCTTATGCTAACATTAAGGAAATGACTTCTGTTGGAGGAACCCTTAATGATCAAATCCAAAGGCAAGCAGATAATGTTTATACCAAAACAACTGCGTACACTGGAACTGAAGAAAAAGTAAATGCTGGACATACTTCTCTTCGCCGCGAGTATGATAAACTTTATAATTTTGTGAAAGGAGGAAACGATAGTCTATCTTCCATTCGTAGAGAAACTATGTTTATTAATATCCTTCAAGGACTTCATCCTCTTGAAGCAGAACTTCTGTGTTTAATTAAGGATAAGAAACTAACAGATAAATATAAAATCAGTTGGGATAATGTGAAGGAAGCTTACCCCGATATTGTTTGGGGAGGTCGTTCATGAGTAAAGTTGCGGAGAAAAAGATGGCTCAATGGACTCCAGAAGAAAAAAAAGAAATTTCATCACAGTATGGATGTGAAATTTTAGTTGAACGAGCAACCACTGAGCAAGCAAAGGATTCTTCTTTCCCTAATGATGCATATTTAATTTGGTATAAGATTGGTGATAATGTCTATATGGACATTACAAGGACAAGAAAAAGAACCGATCTTTTTGATATGTATTATGATAAGTTTGGTCCAGGAGCAATTCAAAAAATTGATTTTGGATATGGAAGAGTAAATCCCAAACTATGGGGATATAAAGCACCAGAAAAAAAGAAAAGAAAATGAGTGGGTTTCGTAATGAAAGTTCTGCAGACAATAAAGCAGAAGTTGTTATCTATAAAGATGAAGTTGAAAAACTTTTAAGAAAATATAAGAAGATCAAAAAATATATGAAGTCTCCTCTGTTCGCAGTCAAAAGTATGGACGGAACTGAAGAGTACGTAAGTAAATTAGTAGAAGAAGCTGAGGAGAATCCTTTGTAATGGGAAAGCATTATCTTTTAAATCTTTATGGTTGTTCATTTGTTCTTTTGGACGATGAACAATACCTTATTGACTTGTTAGAGAATGCTGCTGCAGCAAGCGGAGCGACTGTGGTTCAGACTATCTCAAAAAAGTTTGAACCACAAGGAGTTACTGTAATTTGTTTGTTATCTGAAAGTCATATCAGTATTCATAGTTGGCCTGAAGAAGGTAAAGCAGCAGTTGATGTTTATACTTGTGGTGACTGCAATCCAAAAATTGGTTGTGATGTTATCATTCAACAACTTTATGCTCAAGAACATACGTTAAGTTACATCGAGCGTTAACTAAATACACTATATCTGGAGAAGTATATGCTCTCTACTCAATACCGCCTTCGCCTTGAAGCAATCTGTGAGCGAATTGTAAAGGGCGAATCTGTGGAGTTAAGTGAAATGATATGGGCAGAAAAGTTAGCAAAAGCAAATCGTTCTGCTGCTACACTTCTAAGACAAGCAAGACGCCGTGCAGCAAATCCTGATATGCAGGAAGGTAGTCTAGACGACTTTATGAATGCTATGGATTTGGGAGATCCTGATCCTTCAAATCATCGCACTGGATTTAATGGTGCTGATGATATTATTGATTTCTTTACTGGAGATAAACCAGACGACTGGAGACAAAGAGATTAAATTGTAACAAATACTACAAAATTTATTGCATAGATAGTGTAACTAGAGGTATAATAATCCTCTACCGTTCATCCTATGACTAAAGCATTCTTGCTTTTAGCATGGGTTCCACTTCTTTCTTTTGCCACGCCACAATTTAAATCACATCCTGTGAATATAAGTTGTGACGCAGCGTGGGAACTAATGGACATCGTTAAAAACGACGATGTAGTTATTCAAAGAGTAGAAGACCGACTGCTATTAGAACTCCGAAAGGATGTTGTAACAAGGTGCTAAACTGAATAGGACGGAAGTAAGCCGACGCGGAACGGATCGTTCATCGGGAAACCGACGCAAACGCCGACTGAAGGAACGCTCTTTAACCTAAAAAACTAAGGAGAACCCTAATGTCAAAAGTAGTATATCGTGGCATTGAATATGATACTCAAAAGCGTCTTGAGTATCAACAGCAAATGATGCAGCAACCCCAACAATACAACGAAACCTATCGTGGTGTTAAGTTTGTAAAGGAGGGACACAAATGAAGAAACTAAACTTCCTTCAACTCATTAAAGAAAAAAAACAAAAAGAAGAGAGGCGTCAAAAAGCATCTCTTGCTACTTTGGTAGCAGCAAAATGATTTAGAGAGGGACTTGACTCCCTCTCTTTTTTTATGTAAAATGATAGGAGATTATGTACCTGAATGAATACAGAAAAGGTAAAACTCATTGTTCGTAATATGGAACTTCTCGTTCAATCCTTAAAGGAAGAACTTGAAGAACCGTCTGAATATGTGTATGAAGAGATTGCTCCATACATAGAGGATGGTGATGATATAGAATATTATTCGGAGGATGATGATGTATGAAGAACTGACTGCTTTTGAAAGAGCCCTTGCTCGTTTTGGAGATAAAGTTCAATACATTGTTGGACTAGAAATTTCTGATAAGATGACACCAGAACTTGCTTATCAAGAAATCAAAGAAATGATGAAGGAACTTAAAAAACTTCGCAAAAAAGAAAAAGACACCTGGGAATTAGAATGAAACAATCTGTCAAATTAGTGAGTGTAACTCCAGATGCTGAAAAGCACATTGCATATTGTGCTCGCGTAAGCAATCCTCAAAACCAAGAAAATGATAGTTTTGAGGGTCTAATTAAATATTGCATTAAACATCAACACTGGTCAATTTTTGAGCAAGCATTTCTTACATTAGAAATTGAAACAACTCGTGGTATCGCGGCTCAAATCCTTCGCCACCGTTCTTTTACATATCAAGAATTTTCACAGCGGTATGCTGATACTTCTCTGATTTCTGAGTACATTCCACTTCCAGAATTGCGCCGTCAGGATACTAAGAACCGTCAAAACTCGATTGATGATATTCCTGAGTATGAAAAACTGACACTACAGAGTAAGATTCAAGAGCATTTTGCACACTCTATGCAACTCTACAAGGAACTTCTTGCTCACGGTGTGGCAAAAGAATGTGCAAGATTTGTATTGCCCCTAGCAACTCCTACAAGACTTTATATGTCCGGTAGTATTCGTTCCTGGCTACATTATATTGATCTTCGTTCCGCACACGGAACACAAAAAGAGCATATGGAAATTGCTGAGATGTGTCGAGATATTTTCAAAGAACAGTTTCCAATTATCGCCGCAGCAAAGGAGTGGTGAAGTAAAGAATAAATACCTTATATTTTATGGAGATCAAAATTGGCAACGTACCCTGTTATTAATAAAGAGACTGGTGAACAAAAAGAAGTCACTATGAGTGTCCATGACTGGGATCAATGGAAAGTAGAAAATCCAGAATGGGAACGTGATTGGTCTGATCCTTCAACTTGCCCATCTCCAGGAGAGGTTGGGGAATGGAGAGACAAACTGATTAAAAAGAATCCAGGATGGAATGATGTTTTAGCAAAGGCAGCTAAAGCTCCAGGTTCACGAGTAAAAACGCTTTGATTTTATATGGCAAGAAAAAGAGTAACGAATCCAGTACCATTTGGAACAAGTAATCGTCAAATGAAAAGAAAAAAACCAATCAACCTTGAATATATGAGGAAGGTTGAACCTCT